GCATACCGAGTGACAAATATGAAGCTAATTGCACATAGAGGATTGATGTTTGGTTCTGACAAGACAAACGAAAATGCACCATATCAAATTGAATCTGCATTAGACAAAGGTTTTGATGCTGAGATTGATTTGAGAATTGTCAATGACAAATTCTTTTTAGGACACGATGAACCAACGTATGAAATTGATCCTGAGTTTCTACACAAAAAAGGACTATGGATTCACGCTAAGAACTGGGAAGCATTAGAGTGGCTTTCAGATACACAGTTGAATTACTTTTGGCACCAAGAAGATTCATATACATTAACTAGTTTTGGCATAGTGTGGGCATATCCAAATCAACCTCTAATGGCAAAGAGTGTCTGTGTTATGCCAGAAAAGCAAGGAATTAGCTTAGAATACGCATTTAATCTACCAATCTATGGCATATGTTCTGACTACGTAGGCGCTATTGACTATTTCAGAAAAAGATAGTATAATTCACGTATACTAAATAAAAGACCCACTAAAAAAATTGTGGGCACAATAAGGAAAGGAAGAATATGAAAGCACTTTTAACGGCTGTAATATTTGTATTGGCTTTATTTTCAACGCATACAATGGCATCTACTTTGCCAACGCTAAAGGAAATATCAGAATCAGCATCCGCACCAAAAAACTCTAGCAAATCAGACCTGTACTGGATGGCAATGAACATCTATTACGAAGCAGGTAGTGAACCTTTAATCGGTAAGATAGCAGTAGGTGCAGTCACACTCAACAGATTGCGTGATAGCAGATTTCCAAAAAACATTCGTGATGTTGTGACAGAACCACAACAATTTTCTTGGTACAATACTAAGACGGCAAACACGCCACCAGCAGACAACAAACGTTGGAGAGAGTCTTATGAAGTAGCAAAGATGCTATTGACAAAGACTATTGGGAATGATATAATTAAACTCTTAGAAGGCGCAACACACTTTCATGCAGTTAGTGTTAAACCAGCATGGGCGGCACGAAAGACAAAAATTGCGACTATTGAGGGGCATATTTTTTATAGAATGTAAAAGGACTTTGATATGAATATTATGAAAAAGAAAATTGAAATTAAAACTTATCAACGTAGAGGTGGTTACCCTCCAGGTTACTATGCGTCTGAATCTGAAGTAACTAATCCTAAATTTCGTTCTGCTAAACCAGCAGTCACTCTAACACAATTTGGACATTTCCGAAATGGTCGAATCACCTCGGTGCGATTCTATGAATCTTAAAATCTTAACTCAAAAAGAATTTGAGGCTGAGATTAAACAGATTCAAATTAAGAAGTACCCAATCACAATGATTGATGCTATCTTAGAATATTGTATAATTAAAAACGTTGAAGTTGAGACTGCGGCATCTTTAATTACACCTCGCATGAAGTCTGCTATTGAGGGCGAAGCGATGAAGTTGAAGATGATTGCGCCTAAAGCTAGATTACCTATTGAGGAGGAGATTTGATATGCAATGGAAAATTACACCAAACTGGAAGAAAAGTATTGTCGAAACTTTTTACTGGACTAAAGATGGCGTTAAGGGCACGATTGAACAAGAGGTTGGTTGGCGATGGGGTGAGTTTTATGTTACGCCACCAGAAGGTGTAACAATTGAACAATTCTTAGAAGACTACTCTGGTGAACTTGATGTGTTCGGAGACTTTGATGAGGTTGAACACTTTGAGACTAACGACGGATGTTGGGAAGAATGGTCGTTCTATGGATTCGAAGATGAAGCAGAACAAGAGCGACTTGAAGAACTTGTCAACAGCGAAGGTTCATATGAACTAGAAGAAGTTGAAGGTTGGAGCATTTCCGATAGCGAAACAATCATTCGAGGTGACATTACAATTGTCGAGGTCGAAGACTGATGAAGATGGATGCTATAGATGCATACAAAGTTTATCTAGGAGTTAAGAATCACTTCACGCAAGACAGCTACGATTGGTTCAAGTACAACAAGAAAGTCAATGTCACATACGATTCTTTTCTGAAACGTAAAGACAAAATCTTTTTTGCTAAACTTGGCAATCGTAAAGATGCTTACTTAGAAGAGTTTCTAGTTTCAAACTTCTTACACGACACAAAAATTTGGGTTGGTGAACTTCTATCGGAAGAATGTGAAGAACGCTACAAAGAATGGAAACGTAGACAAGAATCTCTGACGTATGTATTTAAGAATGAGATGGATTTTATCTCTGGTTGGAAGCCAGAAGAACTGAATGAATTTTTTAACGCTAAAGGTGGAGACCATCCACCGATTATCAAGAAATATTTAAGAGGAGAAATCAGTCTGGAGACACTTGCGATATTGAACTCACTATTGCATTTCGTTAAAAGATATGATACAATGATACATGATCCAATCTACAAAGAGGTAAGCAAGTTATGCAAAAAGTACCAGCCCTTTTTAAATTACGATACGGCAAGGATGAAAAAGTCACTCAGAGAGTTAGTAGTGACGTAGTGGCAGTAATGCGTAAACCAAAGAAGGTTTGCCGTTTATTGACACAAACAGAGAATTGTGATAGACTATATACTATAGTAGATTATGATAAAAGTGGACAAGCAAAACATACATTTAATACTTAACATACGAGGAAATACTAATATGGCATCAGCATCATTCGCAGATTTGAAAAAGTCACGCACCAAAGATTTGGAAAAACTCACAGACGCAGTTTCCAAACTCACAAATAAAGAAGAAGGTAAGAAGTCTTATGAAGACACCCGATTCTGGAAACCCACAGTAGACAAAGCCGGTAACGGATTCGCAACGATTCGTTTTCTTCCCGCACCCTCAGGCGAAGATGTACCTTGGGTTCAAGTATTCAATCACTCATTCCAAGGTCCTGGTGGTTGGTACATTGAAAATTCGTTGACTACACTCAACAAGAAAGACCCTGTGTCTGAACACAATAGCATCCTTTGGAACTCTGGTTCTGATGCTAACAAAGATATTGCACGTAAGCAAAAGCGTAAGTTGCAGTATATCGCAAACGTTTATATTGTTAAGGACCCTGCAAATCCTGACAATGACGGAACAGTTAAATTGTTCAAATTCGGTAAGAAGATTTTCGACAAGTTGAATGACTTGATGAATCCTGAGTTTGAAGATGAAACTCCTGTCAACCCATTCGACCTTTGGGAAGGTGCGAACTTCAAGTTAAAGATTCGTAAAGTTGAAGGTTATCAGAACTATGATAAGTCTGAGTTTGAATCACCAGCACCGTTGTCTGGCGATGAAGATGACTTGGAACGTATCTGGAAGCAAGAGTTTAGCTTGTCTGAATTCTTGAGTGAGAAGAATTTTAAGTCTTATGATGAATTGAAAGCACGTTTGAACAAAGTGCTTGGGCTTGAAGATGGTTCTGCTGGAGATAATTATTACTCCACCAAACCTAACGTACCAGTAACAGCTTCAGCTAAACCTGAGACAGCACCTGCTAAGAAAACTACAGTTGCAGACTCAGTTGATGATGATGAAGATTTGAGTTATTTTGAGAAACTAGCTGAAGACTAATCTTTCGTAATCTCTCCTTTGTGACTTTGGGGAAGCAGTAACATGCTTCCCCTTTTTTTATGCAAGTATTCCCGCATTCACACTAGCATCTCTAATAGGATTTCTAGATTTGCTTAAGAGACTTGTGTAGTATGTGTTAACAGATTGATTGTTTGTCTGACTGTTATCTGCAACAGTATTGACTGTCACATCACCACCAGCACCAGTTCCTGAACCACCCGTAGTAGTTGTGCCTCCAGTTACAATAGTACCAGAAGTTGTCGATAAAGTTGGCGTTACAATATCAGCTAAGTCAATACCACCACTCTTGTTTTTGTCGTATATCGGATTACCATTTTTATCATACATCAATATGCTAGTGTCGTATACTTTTCGATTAACTTGATATGTTCCTCCTTCACCATCATTGACTGTTACTGTCTCTGTGGTAAATGGTGCTTCAACATACTTGCCCTCTTTCATGCTATAAACCATTGGATTAGTTCCTGAACTATATTCGTCTCCACTAGTTGCCGCTTGAGGTTTATTAGCCATACCAGTTGTTATCACTAAATCTTCTGCTGTAGTTCCACCATACACACCTTTGGTTATTGATGTGTCAATTTTATTTGCACCAGTAGTCAAGTCTTTGATTAGTGCAGTTGACACTTTACCAAATGTGAGAGAGTTTAATACTTTAGATGCTTTGTCTACTGCATCTGCTTTAGCGGCATATGCGGCTTTGAATGCATCAGAGACATGTTTAACAATTTGTGAAGCCGCTTTGCCAGAATCAAAACTCTTCTCTCCAGGCTTACCTAAATTCAAATCATTACCGCCAGAATTTGGGTCGCCTGTTCTTAAACTAATAATTATACTATTTTTGTCTATGTAACCAACAACAAAATCGAATGGAGACATTTCTTTTGTTTGAACTTCAGCTTCTTTAGTTGCATTAAATGCAACCCTAATTAAAGCATCCGCAAACTCAGGCCAACCTTTAGGTGTTGCTTCTCTTGGCGGCTGTAAATCTACGATACCATTAATGTCATTGTTTCCTCTAGTGCGAATAACACGCCAGATTGCTGGATTAGGTTCTGGAGGAGAACTACTACTACTAAAAAAGCTGCCCAAGATTGACCCAATAACGAAACCTGCAACGATGCCAACTGGACCACCAAATGCTCCAATCTCAGCGCCAAGTGCGCCTGCACTTACTGCACTACCAATCACGGTGCCTGCATATGCTCCAGCCGCTAAGCCGGCGGCCGCTCCAACATCACCTTTTGCAAGCGCAAGTACTGCTGGTATGTAAGGTAAATATGGTGCAAACGTTTCAAAGCCAGGAATTAATGGACTTGATGCGGCAGTTCCGCCTGCGTTTGCAGTCATGGCTCTACCTAATTCCAAATCAGCCATTGTTGCGGCATCATAACCACCAAGCCAAGTTGGTGCATATGTTCCATAAGCATTGCTAAGTGTATTTCCTATATTACTAAATGAGCCAACAACATTTTTGCCTATTTCTGTACCAGAAAACATGTCAAATGCTTTACCACCAAGATATGATACGCCTTTGTTGACTGCAAAAGATGCAAGCAAAGCCATGTATGGGTTTTTAATTCCCATCGACTGAACCACTTTTTGTGTAATTGCGGCCTTACCAAAATCGAGTCCCATGTTTCCGACTTCAGCAAGAGTTGAAGAAAATGATCCTCTTACACCGTCACCTGTAAAGAATCCTCCACCACCTGCGCCGCCAATAGTCGTTCCACTACCAGTACCTCTAGATTGAAGAAGTTGATTAGTTCGAATCTGCTGTTCATATTGTGCTTCACTAATCTGTCTTTGTGCAATGGACCTTTCATCACTACCAGCCTCAGCCTTTATCCATCTTTCTTGTGCGGCTATTTCTGCTTCTTTTGCGGCATTCAGTTGATTGGCTATATCTTTTGTCATCTTCGGCACATTATCTGCAAGAACAACCATGCCCTGTTGATTTACTTGCATCAATGGATTATTCTGTGCGGCTGCCTGCAACGTTCCTGCGGAAGGCATTCCTGTTGGTGAACCACCATACTCTCCACCATACCCACCGAACGCACCCATGGTTCTCATTCTCGGATCCATGTTACGCATATTGAGTGGAGTAGTTCCTAATCCACTATTGACAGGTCCCATTATTGAAGACCCCAATACATTAGCCATGTATGAGATGCCATCTTGTGGTGATGCAAAACCATATTTTGCAAATATAGTTTCAGGTCCAAGTGCAACTTGTCCTCCACTCACACCAAATAGAATTTGTTCAAGCGCAGTCAACTTACCTTGCTTAGTTCCTTTAGCAAGATTACCTAAAATTTGTCCACCAAGAATGTTTGATTGGTCATCATTCATTCCCATCGAACCAAAGATGCCTTTTGCTACAGACCTAGCACCAACTTCCATATAAGATGTTGCGGCTTTACTAAAGATTTGTCCAAATGCAGGACCATACTGTTTACCGAATATTGATGTTCCAAGTTTAGTAAGTGCCGGCGTGACTCCCAATAATTTATTGAGTTGCTCACCTCTATACAATTGTCCAGATGCTGTTCGTTGACTTACATTTTTATATCCACCAGGATACAATGCTTTCATCAACGTGCCAGAAATAGTTTTTGTTAACTGTCTCTGTAGACTATCTGTAAATTGTTTATTTGCTCTAGCTAATAGTTCTTCGGGTCTAGTAAACTTACCCTTAGACATTGTAATTCTATTACTCTTAAGTTCTTTAGCAGTAATTCGAGTATTTTCTTTGATGCCGCCTAATTCTCTAATGACTTCTTGTGTGCGTTTATTAGTCTCACGTTCTGTGTAGTATCCTTTAGCAGTCACTTTACGCAAATATGCATCTACCCACGCAGGAGATTTATTTTGCATTGATTCTGCTACACCAGCATCACCCATTTCAATCAATGGCGTTGCTGAAGTTCTCATTAGTGCAGTATTTGTTGCAACAGGAACTATTGCATCTATTGCGGCTTTTGCTACAACATTTTCTCCTGCGACTTTAGTTGCAATTGCTTTTGCTTCTTCTTCAGTCTTGCCTGCGCTCAATGCATCATAATATGCTTTGACTGCACTACCTTTGATATTTCTATTCGATTGGTCTTTGAAACCAGGAACATTTCCAGCTCTTTTTCCATCAAAATTTCCACGTTTAGCAGGTGCCTTTGTAGGTGCTTTTGAGTCTCCAGGTGGTGTTGGTGCCGTGGCTGGTGCGGCAGGTTTACTCTCTTTATTTAATGCACCAAAGCTAATAACTGTTCTTGGGTTGATTGGTGTGGTACCACGTCTAACCATAAAGTGTAAGTGAACACCCGTAGAACGACCTGTACTACCAATCACACCAATCGGGTCACCTATCTTAACTTTTTGTCCTACTTTATCATATGCATACGCTAAGTGAACATATGTGGTTGTCATACCATTCAAGTGGTCAACAACAACAAAATTTCCTGACCTATCGTTATAGTCTTTACGAGTAACAAGACCATCGGCAGCGGCTACAACAAAGTTTCCTGCTGGCGCCGCCAAGTCGATACCATCATGCTCTTTATAATTTCTTATTGCAGATTTTACACCAAATTCAGAAGTAACTGTATATGGAACTAGAAGAGGAACTCTCCACACAAGTCCAGAAGTTTGATTTACTTGCGTTCTTTGTGCTTGCGGAGAAGATGAATTACCCCCACCCGAAACACTAGATGTAGGACTTGTTCCCCCTACAGGTATTCCCATTGCAACACGGCCTCTATCAATCATTGATAGATTACGTCCACGACCCTCATTACTATAATTTTCATTTCTTGAAGGCGTATCATCTTGAACCGGAGCAGGACCACCAAATTCAGGACTTATTCCCGATACAACGTCATCACCATCAGGTGTGAGTTCTGTTTTTCCTGATTTTTGTGTTTGGTCGTAAATATACGAACCAGCTTCAGCAATGTCTGCGGCCAATAATACCCAACCTAAACCAGGAATAAATCGGGCGCCAATCTTACCTGCAATCTTTGCACCTTTTAATGCGCCTTTGCCAAGTGACCCAAGACCAGGAAGTTTTCCTCCTAATCCTTTACCACCAAACATCAAAGCCGCAGATAGCACTAACTGTGCAATGAAACTTGCAATCTTCTTTCTAAGTCCAACCAACGCACTTAAAATAGCTGTACCGAGTATACCACCCAATGCACTTCCAAGTATGTTGCTTAACAATCCACCGCCGGCAGATTCTGCTTTATCGCCTGCAACAGCGGCACCACCCCTACCAAGTCCAGAATTTTTGATTGCATCAATGAGTGCTTGATTTTGTTGTGCTTGTTCTCTAGCCTTTTCTTCATCAAACATCATTTTATATTGTTCAGCTTTTGCAGTTGCTTTTGCAACATTAGCGGTTGCGGCAGTATTAGCATTAATCTGTGCTAACTGTTGAACCATTTGTGCAAATGGATTTCCACCTACTACTGATGAAGATGATGTTGGAGTCTTTGAAGACCCCTGTGCTAAAGCCGCCTTTGCTTGCCCAATACTATTTGCTTTTTTGCTTAGTGCAGAGAATGCACCAAAGCCGGCAACAAGTCCTGGCATCTCAGAAAGGGCAGCCCCCTTGAGTCCATAACCAAAGCCCTTAACTATACCACCAGCAGACTGCTTAAGCGTGTCTCCTAATGCGGCTCCGTAGTTGCCTATTGTTGCCATATATTAATTACCCTCTGTCGAATACAGAGTCTGGGTCTGCTTCTGCAAATTTTGCTGATTTTCCAGTTGCTGGTTTTGATGTTGCTCCAAACCCAGACGTTGGCGCTCCAAAGCCTGAACTTCCGCCAAAGCTATTTGAGGCTGATGAACCAAAACTGTTGGATGCACCGAAGCCGCCTGCTGACGGAGAGCCATATGTTGTTGTGACGCTTTGTCCCACGGGTTGCATTCCGCCATTGTTTGCTCCTGCTAGTTTTTCTTGTGTACGACCAAATGCGGCAATACCAATAATAGCACCCATAGACAAATGAAATAACCCTGCACCTTGTAGTGTGATTGGTTGCCAAGCAGTAACTGGTTGTTTTAATACTGCTTGTAATAGAGACCATAAAACTGGGAATAGAATAAAGTCAGTAATACATGTTCCCATGTAAATCCAACCCATCATTGGACGCCATTTGGCGTTCATCCAATCTTCTTTTTTCTTGTCGCTATCACTCAGTTTATCGTATTCTTTTTGCGTAGCCATTGTCATTAACTCCTTCGTTGCGCTTGATTTTGTTGTTGTATTCTGTCATTTTCTTCTTCGATATGTTGACTTAATAACATTATGTAAATATCACGCTCAAAAGGAATCATGTCTTCCAAATCACTCAAATTGTATTTATGATGTTGCATTAAAGCAAAATTGGTCTTATAATAGTTCGCTAGACTATCATGCCCCATCACAATGCGAAAAAATTTCCCATTCCCTCCAATGTAACTTCATCTTCACAACCGCAACCTGTACATCTCCATTTAATAGTGTGTTTCAGTTTTGGCATTGTTTCAAAGAAATTCATTACAGTTTTAAACTGTTCTTGTGAGAGACTATCTACAAATTCTTCTATCTCTTTTGTTGTAGAATCTTCTTTCTTGTATACTTCATCTTTATCATAAATGTAGTCAATACATCCAATCAACATTTTAACTGCAACATCCAATTGACTCAGATTCTCTAAGTCCATATCAGTAAAGTCTGCTGTTGGATATTTTAGCTTAATGCCCAAACCAGTTTTCTCATCGATTGTAATTTTGTCTGTGTGACCAATTGTTTTCTCAACTTCAACTTCCATAATGTTAAATGCAAACTTAGTTACATGTTGACATTCTTCTTCTTTAGAATTCATTCCTGTAGGATGACGCAATTGCAAGTCTACTGTTTCACCAATAGATTTACCACGTAGTCGCATAAAGAAATATTCTAAGTCGAATGTCGGTAACTTATCTACGTCAACGTCACCAATAGCGCAATTATTAATAATTTGCTTGACCGCTGTCATAATAGCTTTTGGTTCTCCACTCTCTAGTGCGAGTAGAAGAATCTTCTGTTCTTTCATTAAGAACGGGCGATATTGTACTGACTGACCAGTTGATGATAATGTCAATTCAAAGATAGGTGTGTTAATTTTTGGCAAAGCCATGATATACCTCCAAGGGTGTTAATAATATTAAGACGTAAAAAGCCATTCACCAAGTGTGTACTTGTGATAGCGATAAAATAACGTAACTCCAAATCTCTGATAGGAGTTAACTTCTTCCCATGTTGCGTTCATGGGAGATATGACTGTAGGATATACATCCTGCAAAATATAGGATATGAGAACTGCTCCAGATTCATCCAATTGCTGAACTTCTAATGTAACGCCTCTAGCATAATCTTCAAAATATCCTACTGTGCCACCATAATAATCTGCCGGTCGCACAATAGAATCAATCCAAGATTCAAAAAATACACGCTCTTTCATATCAGCAGAACATATGATAGAAAGTTGCATGTCATTGTATGTTACATCATAAGGAAGTTTTAATGCGGGACCACCAGAGCCAGTATCATCTGACGTAGCAATAGAACGACCCGGCAACTCAGCCTTTTCACATCTAAATGAAAAATCATTAATGTCATTAATAAGTTCGGCTGCCATGAATTGCTTTAAATATGCATTATCGTCCCACCCACGCAAGATTGCACGAAACAAATTGGGACGAACGGGTTTACCGATAGCAGTCTTAAAGTTTGATATACTGAATATATTGCTTGCGGATTTGATTTCTGTTGCCATCTTATGACATTCCTAATTGTTTGCGAGACTCTTCCCAAACACGGCCTGTGTCTGCTTTTCTGAAAGACTCTGTTGGTAGAAAAATAGCCATATCCCATTCGTTTACTTGTATCTCTAAGAATTGTGAACGCACATGACTTCTTAGATATTTCTTCAGCATTGGCTTGAAGTATCTGTACTTAGATGCAGATTGTAGAATGGAATATGAAATCTTCACTCTTGTCGAATCATCATATTTTTTATTTGTTAATGTTGAGTACAATGCATTCATTAGCTTTGCACGTAGCACTGGAGGCAAATAGTGAAAGTTGATTCCTAAGAATCCATCAGAGTCGATTCTTACTGGAAAGATTAGAGGAAACGTATCGTAATACGGCAACTCTTTTTTCATCTTTGGGTCGTATTTGAATGCATACATATACCCATATTCCATTGTAGAAACTTTTCTTGCAGAGTCGGTTCTTTTCTCAAACATACCAGGAGTTATGTTTGACATTAATTTGCCTGCGGCTTGCCTGTACCAATCCCTCGCCGCTACAGTTCTTGCAGGAACGATGCCTTCTCTGGCGCCTTGAATGAGTATGTTATCGAATATCATACTTCTATTTATCTCAAATCTTTGTCGGTTATGATTTTAAATTCCCAATTTCTTTCAATTGAGTACTTTGTTGCCGCTTCCCATTTTGCTTGATTGACACCCCATGTCATTACTTCATTTAAGAATCGTCTAGTTGGTTTACCATTAGGGGTGTTTTTTCTGACAGGTGGACGTGTTTGTATGTCTGGTTTGACTTCAATCAAAACAGCTTTAATATCTCCGTTCTTGTCTTTGTAGCGCATCCAGAAGTCAACAAAATATCTATGATATCGATTGTCAAGTGGAGACACATAAGGAACAACAACTTCTTCAGAAGACCATTCAAGTATAGAAGGAGTTTCATCACAGTAAACCATGAATCTTCTTTCCAACAGACTACGATATGTAATATTAGTTGGGTTACCTTTGTACTTTTGATAGTTTTTAGGCTTAAATTTACCTTTGTATGACATAAATAGAATAATGAATTAATATAAGAGAAAGTCAAATGACGAATAGAACACCATTTACAATAACAACATCTGGATTTGAATATCCTAGCGGACCAGAAACCGAATTAATATTTGGTAGCGACTTTGCACATTCAGAATTTATTATTCCCATGGCTAGATTTAAGTTTTTTGATGCCACAGGAGCAGATTCGAATGCTTCACCTATTTATATACGACTTGGCGGCACGTTTAGCACACAGTTGGGACAAGGTTATACGGAAGCTACGGGCATATTTGGTAGCATTGAGCCTGGACAAACTAGTAATGCTACTATGAAAGATATGACAGATTTGTTAGGTAGAGTTAAAGGTAGTGGTTTAGAGGCAATTCAAAAAGGCTTGATGAATGCTCTTGGTGCTGGTGTTGGTTTTATTGCTAGTGCTGGACAATCAGGAAAAAATCAAACAGAATTTTTGACAAGAAAACTATTTAACAGTTTTCAACAATTGATTTATCAAGGACCACGATACAGGTCTTTTCAATTGCCATTTAATATGAAGCCTACTAGTTATGAAGAAGCAAAGACAATGCGTGATATTATTCACACGTTTCGTGTCGCATCTTCACCTAGAGGAAATTTGAATGATACATTAACTCCAATTGATCCTGAGGCATTAGCAAATTCCACATTGAGTGTTGCAGAACAAGAAGAAATAGCCGCATTGCCAGAAGCAGAAAGACAAGCACGATTAACAGAATTGACGTTAGAACAATTTAATGAAAATGAAGGAAGTGATATTGTAGAAGCATCTAAAGCACCTTTAACATTTGGTTATCCAGACATGGTTCAACTCGAATTAATTTTATATAAAAAAGGTTTCAAGGCTGGAGGTGATGTTTCAGATGGAGAAATTGTTTCGTTGTTCATATCAGACTATTGTATGATTGAAAACATCGGCTTAGATTATGGCGCACAAAACAAAATGGTATTCCTCACTAATCCACAATCGGTCGAAGATGGAGAATATTTTGCATCTGAAGTCAACATGACAATTGCACTAAGAGAGAGCGTATTGATTACCGCAGATTACGCATCAGCAGAACACAAAACAGATTTCCGAACAATTTTCTAATTATGTCAATATACACATTTTATCCAAAAATAACTTATAAAGTTGATGACTACGATTCGCTTACTGCAATCGATATCACATCATCTTTAAAAGTAAAAGACTATCTAAAAAGTTACAGAGGATTATTGTACACACCATACATTATTCAAGATGGTGAACGTCCAGACTACGTATCATATAGACTCTATGGTAGTCCAGACTACGATTGGATTATTCTACTTGCAAATGACATTCATAGTTTGTATGATGACTGGCCAAAGAACTCTGTGGATTTAGAATCATACATCATCGAAAAGTATGGTAGTCTTACTTCAGCAATGTCTACAGTAAAATATTACTACAATGCAAGCAGAGATATTGTTGACCAAACAACATATAACAATCTCGCATCTAACGCAAGAGCATCCGAAACAGAGTATGAATATGAGTTAAGAGTTAACTCCAACAAATCAAAGATAAAAGTGATTAGAAAAAGTTTAATCAATGCAATTACTTCTGATTTGAATTCTATCACTAAGAAACCAGTTACCTAATGGCTACCACTAATAATAATTTTTCTGCGTTTACTAGGTTTTCGCCTGACATAGGGCAGAATTCAGATATAAGAGTATCGCAGGATCCATCAATTGTTCCAGGTTTTGGTTCGGATGTTGATGTTAAAGAAGTTTATTTACTCACACAATATGGTGAGAAGGTAGACTTGTTAGGTGTGTTTAGAGACCTTGAAATTATCGAAGATATGTTTTCTGCATCTATTGAGGGTGTAATTACAATTGACGATTCTGGCGGTGGTTTAGAAAAGTTTGCACTACGTGGTGGAGAATTGATTGGATTGAAAATTGCTAAGCCAGGAAATGGTGAAGTCATTATTTGGCGCCAAGATTTGGTTGTTCATAAAATCAGCGAAAGCACAGTAGACCAAACAACTTTGCATAGCGCATATCAATTGCAATTCACATCAAGAACTTTTGTAAATTCTACGAAAAAATGTTTGTTTAAAAGTTACAAGAATATGTCGATTGGAGACGCAGTAACATCTATGTTCTCCGAAATGGGTGGCGGAAACGATTTGGTTTTAGAAGACCCTAAAATTACATTAGAGAAACCTTTTATCTCCACAGGACTTATGCCACACAAAGCAATTGAAGCGATGACGCATCGTGCGTGTGCGAAAGGCGACTTTTATGTATTCTTTGAAAGATTCAATCCAGTATTTGCGACAAATACTAGAACAGATGAACCATTCACATCATCATATTACTTTGGTAGTCTGAATAAACTAATTAAAGATGCGGCACAATATGGCGTGCATAATATTAAATTTGCACAAAAAACTGTAGCGAATAAAGAAGATGCAACCTTAAGAACGTTAAAGTTTGAGAGAAGAGAGAACTTCAATCACTTGAATGCAATGCTATTGGGATTATATAACACAACAGTCACATCGATTGACCCAATATCAAGAACTCACGCAATGCGAAAGCTATCATATGCAAATGGACAAAACGAATCGACTGATTTCTATTCATATAAGACGCTTGACAATTCAAACATATTTTCAAGATACGATGATATTGCCGGACAAACTCCAGGAAGAAAGCTAATTACATCTTCACTAAATGATTCAGTAAACAGAGATGAGTGGTTAACAAATAACATCTACGGACATTTGACTAAGAACTTATTTCAGATTGGCGTAGAAATTGAAGGTGGTAAAAATAATATTGGTGTTGGACACATTGTGAACTTCATTGTTCCTAGTGCGTTTGAAAAATTAGCAGACCCAACAAACCCAAGTATACCTAATGATAGAATTCATTCGGGTAGATATTTTGTTATGTCTGTTCACCATAAAATTAGAATGGGTTCATATTCAAAATCATTAGAATTAGGCAGAGCAACTATTCCATATGACTTCAATACTGGAGTTGGCACACCAACTATAGAAGCGGCATTGCCAAATAGACGTTATCAAGACAACACAGATTCAACAACAATAGTGAATAGATATTGGAGAAAAGGTTTAGTACCATGAAACTCAAATTTTCAGAGTATGTAGATTTAAAAGACTACAAAGCAACTCAACTCGTAGAGAAACAAATTCTTTACAACAATGGCGCAAAGTATGGACAGATTGTGTTCCTTGCTGGTGGTGCGGGTTCGGGTAAAGGCTTTGCAATTCAGCACTTCATGCAAGGGTCTGAGTTTAAGATACGTGATGTTGACGAATTAAAGATTGCATTTCAAAAATTAGATGCACTTGGTAAATTTACGACTCAAGACTTGCTTGATAAGTATGGTGATAAAATTTCTCAGAAAGATAAAGAACTTATTCAAAGAGAATTGATTGACAAGAATGTAAAGATGGGTGATTTAAATCTTAAGACTCCAACGCACGTTTATATTCTACACGTACTTGTTCGTGCTACTGGTGCGAAAGATAAGACACTTGAGTTGATGCTTGCTGGCGCTGAAAAAGGACAGTTACCAAATCTTATTTTTGATAGCACATTCAAAGAAGTTGAAGACATGACAAATGTTTTACCTAAACTATTTGAAGCTGGATATGAACCGAAGAACATTCACGTATCTTGGGTTCTGACTAATTATCAGATTGCAATTAAAAATAACAAATCAAGAGCAAGAGTTGTGCCAGAAGACATTCTGCTTGCCACTCATGCTGGTGCGGCACAGACTGTATATAACTTAGTGACAACAGCTATGCCACCATCTGTTCAGGGCGGTGTTTATGTCATTCTAAATAATCCAGAGAATACAATTTTCATTGTCGACCCAAAAACAAATAAACCATACAAAGACAGAAAAGGTAATCCTGTCATTAAAGATTTTAAATACTTGACACTTAAAGAACCAGGAAAACCTGCTAAGAAAGAACTAGATGTGAAAAAGCAATTACTGACTTGGATTCGTGATAACGTACCGCCAGGCGCAGTAGACACATCAGAGTTGGATAAGCTATGAAAAAATTTAAACAGTTTATACAAGGCACCACACTTTCACAGGAAGAGTGGGAAGAAGAAGTTTATGGTCCAGAATTAATTGAGACACTTAAACAAGTAGACGGCAAGTGGGCATTAGTTTCAAAGAAGACTGGCAAGCCATTGCGCTACTACAAAGGTGAAGGTAAGCCATCAGATGAATGGGTTGCAGACCAAGAAAGACAAATTCAATACTTTAAGCATGTGGGATAATTGATGAGAAATTTTATTGGGCAAGATGGATTTGTTTGGTGGATTGGAGTTGTTGAAGATATCAACGACCCATTGACACTAGGCAGAGGTAAAGTGAGATGCTTTGGGTATCATCCTGCAAAATCAACTAATCAAGTTCCGACCGAAGACTTGCCTTGGGCGCTAACTATTCACCCCCTAAATACACCAAACCTTTATGCAACACCTAGAGTGGGTGAATGGGTTTTTGGATTCTTCTTAGATTCATTGTCTGCACAAGAGCCTGCAATTTTAGGATATCTTCCTGCAATTCCGCAACAAGCCGCAGAGTATTTTGGTGCAACACCTAGTCTAACTAGAAACTTTGCGAGTGTCGTTAATAAAAACGATGTTCTTTGGGAAGTAAACAATGCTACAATTAGAATTGCAAATACAAGCAATGTAACGATAGATTCGTCAAATAACATTACTATTGATGGTAATGATTTTTTGATTCAGTCTTCTAATAATAGTGTCGTTACTTCAAATACTAATTTAACGCTGAACGGAAGTAATAATTTAATTTTTTCCGATAGCGTGAATACAACAACTCTTGCAGAAATTCTTGCTAGGTTAAAAGCCCTAGAAGATAAAGATGTATTGCAAGATATCGCAATTGCTGTGGCGGCTACCTTACCGGTACCTAATACGTAATATCATAGGCTACACAGTAGTGTAACACATTGTCAAGCCTTTTGTCAACATTTATAAGGATCATTACCATGACAAATCATGAAAATTTAGTAAATTTATTTGAATCATATCTTGCAGAGAGTGCGAAGTTTGACGAAAAAGGAAACAAGGCTGCCGGAACTAGGGCGAGAAAAGCATTAGCCGAGTTTACAAAAGCCGCAAAAGAACGAAGAAAAGAAATTCAAGATGCCAAAACGGCAGAATAACAGACATAAATAAAAGAAAAAATGGCTACTATTAATTTTTACAAAGATTTACCATTAGACTTCACACCTCATCCTGTGACTGGTGACGTTCGTCCCATCACAAATGAGGTTGCGGTTAGACGTTCTTTGTCCAATTTAATCAACACAACAAAAGGCTCACGCCCGTTCATGCCTGATTATGGTAGTAGCGTCAAAAATTATTTGTTCTCTAGGAATGGTGCATTTACATTGTATGAACTTAAGAATAGTCTTAAGAGAGACATTGAGAAATATGAAAAACGCATATCATTAAGAGACATAAAGATATCATACTCAGATGATGGGTTTGATATCAAATTAGAGTATGTAATTAAAAATGCCGCAGGCATTGCAAGTCTACAAACAACAGTCAAAAGGACAGCATAATGGCATCGGACAATAATTTAAAAATAGATGCATTAGATTTTCAGGGAATAAAGACAAACTTTAAATCTTATCTACAAGCACAGGATCAATTTAGAGATTATAACTTTGAAGGTTCTGGACTTAATGTTCTATTAGACTTGTTAGCATATAACACATACTATAATTCATTCTACCTAAACATGGTAGCCGCTGAAGCATTCTTGCCAACAGCACAGAAAAGAAATTCAGTTGTCAACTTGGCTAAGTCATTAAACTATACGCCACGTTCAGTCACATCCGCATCTATTAGCGGAACTGCAACTCTAACGGTTACTGGTTCTCCAACTAACGTCACTATTCCAGCATACACTTCTTTCACAGGTTCTGTAGATGGAGTAACATATAACTTCTTAAACACCACTTCTGTAATTATTACGCCAGTAGATGGTGTGTATAGTTCTGCTATGTCGCTTAAAGAAGGACGTTATATCAATAGAAGATATACAGTAAACTTAAACGATCCTGACCAAAGATTTTTAATTCCGAATAAAAATGTTGATACATCGACTTTGACTGTTAGCGTTTTAAATTCTTCTAGCGATAGCACAGTAAGAACATTCTCTAAAGTAACTAGCTTAGTTGAAGTTGCTTCTACGACTAGAGTTTATTATATTGAAGAAGTTGAAGACGGACAATATGAACTCAAGTTTGGCGATGGCGTATTTGGTGTTGCATTAGACGCTGGCAATATTGTTGTGCTTGAATATCTTGTGTCTAACGGAACTTCAGCAAACGACATTCAAACGTTGACATATGCTGACGCAATTGCTGGAGTAACAACAATTAGTTTTGTTTCGACTGATCCGGCAGCCGGTGGTGCAGACAGAGAATCTATCAATCAAATTAAATTCAATGCACCAAAAGCATATGAAGCACAAAATCGTGTTGTGACAGCCGATGACTATAAAACTCTAATGTTACAACAAGCGACAGTAGACTCTTGCGTTGTTTGGGGCGGTGAAGACAATGACCCACCAACGTATGGTAAAGTATTCATTGCAGTCAAGCCTAAAGTTGGTGACGTATTAACTGCGACTGAAAAATTAAACTTAATCAATTCTGTAATCAATCCTAAAAAGATTTTGACAGTAACATCAGAAATTGTTGATCCTGAGTACACATACATCATTATAGATGCAACAGTAAAGTATTTATCCGACTCTACAATTATGAGTGCGGCAGAAATCAAACAGCTTGTGATTGATACAATCAAGACCTATAACACAGATGAAATTAATCAATTCTCAAAGTATTTTAGATATTCAAAATTATCCAGACTGATTGATACGACTGAAAGGTCAATTCTAAGCAACGTCATGTCTGCACGAATGAGAAAAGAAGTTGACGTTCAATTGGGTGTTAGCACACGATACGAGATTAGCTTTTCAAATGCAATTGACAATGCAACAAATGGCAGACCAACAACTTCAGCATATGGCGTTGGAAATAAATTAACATCAAATGCATTTACATTTGGTGGATACTCAAACTGCTTCTTAGAAGACAACAATGGTTTGATTCGTATCTACAGAGTTTTAGGCTTAGATAACATTGCAGTTTCTATCAATGCAGGAACAATCAATTACACGACTGGTAAAATTGTGTTAACAAACTTTGCACCAACTGCATTTAACGATGGCAGTACAACATTGAAAGTTACAGCAGTACCGCAAGATAAAGATATTCTTCCATTAAGAAGTCAAATTATTTCAATTAGAGATGCTGATATTTCAGTTACAATGATTGACGATAAATCAATTAGCTTGGTCAATAGATAAAAATGAATGATGCATTTTTCAAGCCGTCATTAAATGTAGGCTCATTTGTCGGTGAGAACTCTTCCGTTGATACGGAAAGATTCTTGCTGTTCATGCAAGCATACTATGAATGGATGCAATCAACGACTATAACGTTAACTAGTAAAACTGAAACGTTTGTAGTTGGAGAAACAGTTGTGGGCGCAACTTCAGGCGCAACTGCGATTATCAGAGAAGTCAAAACAGACTCTATCATTGTTAAGTTGACAACGAGAACTGTATTTAACTATAGTGAAATTATTGAAGGGCAAACTTCAAGCGCAACCGCAACTGTCAGTATTACTAAAGATAACGTAGGACGTGCTACTGGAAATGTTCTAAACTATAAGACGCTAGAAACTTCTGTTGATAAGTACGTTGATTATCTCAGGGAAGAATTATATCCTAGTATTCCTGCAACATACTATGGCGACAAAAGACTTGTAGCACAGTACTTCAAAGATTTTTATGAATCAAAGAGTAATGAACAGTCATACAGATTTTTATTCAAACTTCTATACAATGAAGATATTGAATTCTATTATCCAGGAACTGACGTTCTACGTGTGTCTGATGGTAATTTCGAAAAGACTCAAATTATCAGGACAGTTGCCGTTGCGACTGGTACGGATTCTTTAGGCGCACCATTTGATAGAGACATTTTCTTATTTTTAAATAAGACAATTCGTGGACAATCTTCTGGATTTCTTGCGAACGTAGTTGACATTAAAAAATTCTTTATTGGTTCCAGAGAAGTTGCTGAAATGACGCTGAAACTTGTCAGCGGTACCTTTATTGGTGGTGAAGATATTGTAGACATTGACGATGATAATCTTGTCACAACAATTTATGGTATCATATCAGGCGTAACGATTGTCGATGGCGGCTCTGGATATGAAGATGGAGATATTGTTACCATTTCTGGTGATGGCTCTGAAGCGCAAGCTAAAGTTTCTTCTATTAAAGAATCTCCAATTAGCGCATTAACTGTAAACGCAATTGGACACGGCTACCAATTAAATACTTTTGCGACTATTGACAATACTGGTACTGGTGGTTCTGGCTTCATTGTTAAAGTCACAGAACTAGCAAACACATACAGCGTAACGTCTGGCGCAAACACATATACTGTTGGTGAAGTATCTCAAGTTTCTATTATCAATAGAGGTGAAGGTTATTTCAGAACTCCCTCTATTACATTACAAGACACAACAATTGCGTCTTTGGGATTGTTGTCTGACAAATTAATCACAATTAATAATGCTGGTTCTAACTATGGTGTTGGAAACACATTAGTGTTTACTGGTGGTGCTGGAACTGCCGCCGCTGGGCAAATTGCATCTGTTGTAGAATCAACAACATTTGACCTTCTGTTTGAAGACGGCTTTCAAATGAAGGCTGATGGTAGTTATTACGACATTATTAAAAATGAAGATTGGGCAGTAGTTGGACCAATCAAGCGTGTTGAGTTAACTAACTTTGGTACTGGATATAGTTCTGCAAATCTACCTTCAATCTCAATTTCCACAACGACCGGTTCGAGTGCAAATTTAGTCGCAACAAACATTCAAGGTAAGACTTCAAGTATTAGCGTAGATACTGCAAACAATATTACAGGTATTGGTTCTATTCGTGCAGTCGAAATCACAAATTTTGGTATCAACTATAGTGCGGCTAACGCATCTGCATCTGCCGTTGGCGATGGTAACGCAATATTGACTCCAGTTATTTCGGGGCTTGGAATTAAACAAGGTGTTTGGTTAGACGATGATGGTAAAATTGATTACAAGATTATTCAAGACTCATACTATTATCAAGACTACTCTTATGTTATTAAGAGTGGTTTAACGTTTCAAACATATTCGAATACACTAAAATCGATTATTCACCCTGCTGGTTTAACATATTTTGGTGAGATTAATATTCTCAACAACCTTGATGTTGCAGCCGAGTTGGTTAATAGTGAAGAAATTAGCAGAATGCTTGTGCAGATATTGGCACAGATTTATGTTGGTGGCGACTATGAATATTCAAACATCACATGGACTATCAAAGTTGAGGCGCCTGTTCTCAGACTTGACACAGACTTGTTGGATGTTCAAGAATATGTTATTCACTTAGTGCCTGAAGGTGATGAAGAAACTGGAATTACTGACGTTGGTATAGTAATTAATCAAGGTGGTGCACGACATTCATTTATTATCCAGACTCCATTTGAACTTGATGTTACTGCAACATCTGCAACATTGCCGGCAACAAAGTTTGTAATTTCACATCAAGACACTTTACCTGGTTACGGATATAATACGTACGGTGACTTGCCTTTGACACCATTTGGTGTTTATAGTGATGATTGGTCTGTTGTTCCAATTTCAGTATTGCAGAATGCTAGATTCAGCGATTTATACGGAGAGAATCCTGCGTATCTATCGATTATGAATTTGTTTATCGATAATACACTTGACCTTTCCGTCTCGGGAATCACATCAAAACTTAAGTACGAAACATTTGCGGTTAGCGGAACTGTACCAATTTTACAATCTATTGTCACTACAGAATCGTTAATAGTTAAACCTGAAATTCCAATTCAGCTTACACTCAATGATGTTGGCGTATCAATGTCCACTCAGATGGAACGTGAGTTGCCAGTTCTTGTAACACTCGCAGACTTAGATACTTATGGTGAATATGTTGTAATCATATCTCCAACACCAAGTGTGCTTGATGTGTCCGTTGCGGCATCTTCTGTCTTACCGCAAAAGTTTGCCTCTGCTCAGAATCTAATTGCATTGTATAACATACAATTAAAAGATGTTGCAATTTTAGATGTTGCTGGCAATGTATTTGGTGACGATTTACCTCAAAATGCATATGAAGGAATAATAGGATCATTTGCAAATTCTACGTTTGAGGCTTCATACTTAAATTACCCATTATCATTCCAGGAATACGTTAAAATACTTCCTGTGACTACCACCGAAATGAATAATCTTTCTGTAAATAGAGAGATTATTGTTCGCTCTGAAGGTAACGGATTTAGATATACAATCTATGATGATGGTTTGTTATCCGATTATGCATCAACACCAATATCTGCATTAGCTGATTTTACATTTGATACAAATCTTGGCACTACAACATACGATGTTACTATCAAAGCGACAACATCACCATATACTAGTGGACAATCTGCAAGAAGAAATCCAACTGACATATTCAGAGATGAAATTCGAATTGAAATTGAAAGTGCATCAGATGGGTATGGATTGCCATATGGCGATTTGCCAGTTTCATCGTTGTCTGGATATGCAATATCAGATACGCTATATGACAGACCATTAAGTTTAGAAACATTCGGCACAACTTATCCGTCACTATATACTGCATCAGATTATACAACATACGCAAAGATTGCAGGAACAGTTTCTTCTGCAAATGCAGGATTTGAAACATTACCGATTTCAGCGTATAGCGAAATTGCAATCGATGTTGTTGATGAATCACTACTTTCAGATTTAGTTCCGATAGTAATTGGTGCAACAACAGGACTAACACAACCTTCACAGAATCTTTCCGGCACTAATAGTAATACTGGATTCTTCTTCTACGGTTGGGGCGATGAACCATCATCCGATGATTTAACATTCAGTTCAATTCAAGTTGGATGGACTGTTGTCGGACAGCCTACTTGGGTGGTAACCGCAGTTGGCGATGGCTCTACGAATTATAATGTGACAATATCTGGAGGAGAATTCGCAAGCGGTGGCACATATAGATTCACTGGTATGATTATTGGAGGAACTAACTTTGTATCAGACTTTAGCTTCGGTGACGTATTTGTTGCAAACAATGAATATTTCACGGTAGAGAGTGTCGCAAATACCACATATATGATAACAGATAGATTGCCTGCAAATGCATTTAGCGGTGTTGTTGCATATAAGATTCCAACACCAACATATACATTCAGTTCAATCCCAACTTCTATCAATGAGGGTGCAAACGGAACATTCAATGTGACTACAACTGATGTTGCTAACGGCACAGCATTGTATTGGACAATAAATAACGTAACAACAGGCTCAGGAGATTTTGTATAATGCCAGCCAATGGTTCATTCACAATAACAAGCAATGCGGGATCATTTGTTGTAAACCCAACCGCAGACTTAACAACAGAAGGTGCAGAAACATTTACTGTTTCAATTAGAACAGGTTCTATTACAGGACCAATCGTTGCTACTAGTAGTGCGATTACAGTAAATGATACTTCAAATAATGTGATTACCTCACAATTATACCTAGATGCAGGTAATGCTTCTAGTTATCCGGGTTCAGGAACCACATGGACTGATTTGAGTGGGAATGGCAGAAATGGTACATTGACCAACGGACCAACTTACAGTAGTGCAAATGGCGGTTCTATTGTGTTTGATGGAACTGATGATTTTGTTCAATGTTCGGGTTCTGTTACAGCCACGGCAGCAACATTTGTAACATGGATAAGACGAAACGGAACTCAAAGTACATATGATGGCATTTTGTTTTCCAGAGGCACAAGTGTTACTGGAATGAATTTTCAATCATCTAACCAACTTTCATATACCTGGAACAATGCTATTAATACCTATACTTGGAATAGTGGATTAACTGTGCCAGATTTAACATGGTGTATGGTCGCAGTTTCTGTTACCAGCACATCAGCAACAGCATATCTGTGTCAATCCAGTGGAATTACCTCTGCTACCAATACTGTATCTCATACCAGCACTACTCTGGACGATATAAAAATTGGTCAAGATGACTTTGGTGGCAGACTTTTCAATGGCAACATAGCAATAGCCAAACTTTATGACACGGCTTTATCTGCTGGTCAAATTTCACAACTCTTCAACGAAGACAAAGCAAGATTTGGCTATTAAATAGACTTCTAAATAATGGTAGACAAGCATAGAATTAACAAAATTTCAAAAAAACTTTGTATAAATAAGTAAATGAAAAACAACTTTAAGTACAGTATTCAAAAGGAGAAAACCACATGGCATCAATTGTAACTACAAAATTCAGAGTACACAATGCACAGCAATTCGCAGAAGCATTTTCTGAAACAGCAAATACCATTATGTATTTGTTCATCGGCAAAAACACAGCATTTCCAGATGATAATGCACCACCAACACCAGTAAATTCAACAGCTAACGTTGAATATACTCCATGGCGTGATATGTATGCCGCAAAACGCATTACTACAGCGGACGTAACACACGCAGTTCCAAGATACAATTGGACTTCTGGCACAGTATACACATACTATGACGATGCAGATACAAACTTGATTGAGTCTGATTCTTTCTACGTAATTACAGAAGACTTTAACGTTTATAAGTGCTTATGGAATGCAGGCGCAACGGCTTCTACTACAAAGCCAACAGGCACAAGCACATCACCATTTACAGCGGCTGACGGATACATCTGGAAATATATGTACACAGTCACAACTGCTAAAGCGTTGAAATTCTTGACTAATGATTATATTCCAGTTCAGCAATTAGATTCTGACGATGGCACAGACCAGTGGGACGTTCAAGCGGCTGCCGTTGATGGTGGTGTTCACGTTGTTCGAGTTACATCAGGTGGTTCTGCTTATGGTTCCGCACCGGCAGTTACAATCACTGGTGATGGTACAGGAGCAACAGCAAACTCAACAATCGTTGCTGGCGCAGTTACAGCAGTTACAATTACTAACGCTGGTACAGGTTACACAAGAGCAACAGTTACATTCGCCTCTGGTGCCGCAGCCGCAACTGCAATCATTTCACCAAAAGGTGGCCATGGTGCTAACGCAATCGAAGAACTCGGTGGCAAGTACATTATGATTAACGTTCGTTTGGATGGTACTGAATCTAATACATTCTCTACAGCTAACGAATTCCGTCAAGTTGGTATTGTTCGTGATCCATATTTGTACGGCACAACTACTAGAGCGGTTGCTTCTTCTTTTAGACAATCATTCAAGTATCAATTGTCTGCTCCATCTGGCACATTTGCATTGGATGAAACAGTTACTAGCGGTTCTAATACAGCATCTGTTGTTGAGTGGACAACACCAAACTTGTTTACTACATTGCCAGTACACTTACCATTTGCTAACACAGCAAGCGTTTCTGGTGGAACATCTGGTGCTTCTGGAACAATTGCAGTTATCACTACTCCAGGCTTACAGCCATACAGCGGCGACATTATCTATGTCGAAAATCGTGTGCCAATCTCTAGAGCGGCTGACCAAATTGAAGACGTTAAACTAATCATTCAATTCTAATTTAAAAAAAACGTAGGCTTGAAAAATAAATGGCAAATACAAACCCTGGTGGTATAGACTTAAACACCAGTCCATACTTTGATGATTATGATGAAGATAAAAAGTTTGTAAGGGTTCTCTATCGTCCTGGACGTGCTGTTCAGGCTAGAGAACTCACACAAGCACAAACTCTTCAACAAGTGCAGACTAGACGCTTTGCTGAATATTTTTTCAAGCAAGGCGCATTAGTCGATGGTTGCGAACAAAATCTAGACTTAAATTTAAGTTTCGTTAAACTTCAACCTACCTATAATGGTAGCACGGTTGCTGTTGCGAATTTTGTCGGTACCGTAATCTATGGTGCAAATAGCGGCATCAAAGCATATTGTGGACTAGTTACAGACATTGAAGGCGATGACCCTAAAACATTGTTTATTAGTTATGCGACAAACGGTACGCAAGTTCTTACTGTAAACGTTGCACCATCTACACTTCAAACGGGAAATACAATTACTTTCTCGACAGGTAATACTGCAACAATTGAAGCATATTATACAGACCCAATCAGCGGTGTTAATAAAATTTATGTTTCAAATACAAGCGGAACATTAACAGCAACAACAGCAAATACAGTATTATCTACTGGATCAAATCAAGTTATTAACGTTACTGCGGTTGCCGATTTTCGTGCCAATACTACATTTGCAAACTCAGAAACAATCTTCACATCAAATACAACTGGCAGAAATTATGCATCGACAGCTACAACAAATGCTGTTAGAAACGTTGTCGATGAAGGTCTTGCTACAGAGAAAATCTACAACTACGGCTCTAAGATTACTGTTTCTGAAGGTGTTGTTTACGTTGCGGATCACTTTGTTAAGCATAGTACACAAACAATTCTACTTGACAAATATTCAAATGAACCATCTTATAAAGTTGGTTTAGTACCTACAAGGTCTTTTGTTGATTACATTGAAGATCAATCTCTTGTTGATAATGCTCAAGGTACTCCAAACTTGCAAGCGCCAGGTGCTGATAGATTAAAGATTGATACGACTTTAACTAAAGTCGGACTAACTGCGACTACCGATGAAAATGAATTTATCACAGTCACAGAAATTGATACTGGTATTGCTAGAAAAAGAAAAACAATTACTGTTGATAGCAAGTTAGAAGATGTTTTAGCAAAACGAACAAATGAAGAATCCGGCAATTACACATTGTCTGATCCAATCGTTACCATACGTGAACATCTTTTGAGTGGAACCAATAGTGGTAGATACACTTCTGCTGAAGGTGGTAATAGTGATTTGCTATTAGTTGAGGTTGAACCTTTCACATCATACGTTTCTGGATACAGAAATCAGATTATCACAAAAACTCCAATTGAAATTGAAAAGGGTCTTAGCACATCATATGTGCAACAAACAAAGACACAAATCAATTACGGACAATACATTGAAGTTAAAGAAGTTGTTGGTGGTTGGGACATTATGGAATCGACAACCGTTGACCTATATGATACACCGCAACAAGTTATTACAAATTCAGCACACTCTACTGCATCTGTTACTGGTAATCAAATCGGTACTGCAAGAGTACGTTCTATTGAATATGTAAGTGGTACTAAAGGTACTGCTGATGCAAGATACTATTTGTACTTGTATGAAATCACAATGAATTCTGGAAAAAACTTTGCTGACGTTCGTGCTGTTTATGATTCCGCAACACCAAAACGTTTTGCTGATATTGTAACAACTACCGCTGGTGCAGTATTACAAGAAACATCGTTCAACACGATGATTTTTTCATTGCCATATGACGCAATTAAAACTGTACGTGACTCTTCAGAAAACGTTGAAACATCTTTTAGATTTAAAAAGAAATTTACTGTTTCATTCTCTTCTGGTGTTGCTACTGTTGCTACTGACGTTGTTACAGAAACATTCGTTGGTACAGACACATTAAATGCCACACAGAAAAACGACTACTACATGGTTGTCGTTAACAATGCTGGCGCAAACGTAGAGACTTCTGCGTTGACTGGTACTGTTACTGTAGGTGCGGCTTCTAATACTGTTACGGGAAGTGGAACATCATTCACTACACAATTGAATGTTGGTGATTTAATTAAAATCAATAGTTTGACTAGACAAGTTGCTTCTATTACAAACGCAACGTCATTGATTTTATCATCCACACATACAACTGGTGCTAGTGCAAACACATTCACTAAAATTATTCCATCTGGAACAATTCTATCTCTTTCTGCTAATGGTGGAAAGGGAAGCACAAGAACTGTTAACGTTACTTCTCCTGGTACTGCACAAATTGACATTCAAGAAAACGCAACATTTACTGCTGACGTTCTTGTGTCTATGGACAGAGCAAGTGCTAGAGAGAAAGTTAAGACGTTAAACTTTCAGACTCAGGCTAACATTAATCCAAACACACACATCAATGGTCTATCTGGTCCATTTGGTTTGGGTTATGGTGATATCTATCAGCTACATGCTGTTTATCAATCATCATCATTTA